CTCCGCGGCCCCCCTGCCCCCCGGTGAGAGGGGTGGGGTCGGCCGCTCCCGTCGCATAGTCCCCATTACCGGAGAGCATGACCTGCGGTGTCTCGGACTGGACTGCCCGTGACTTAGCGTCGGTACTTGAGGTGGACGTGCCCCTTTCGCTGCTCTCAGTACTGGTGGTGGTAGAACCGGTGTTTGAGTTCTTGGACGTCATCTTAACGGTCAGGAACGGGTCACGCTTGATCAACTCAGACTCATACATCTGGTTGTAATAGGGCATGATCTCATTCATCTTAACCTTTAACTGAAAAAGGAAGATGTCAACGGTCTCATGTCCGATCTCATTAAACCAGAAATGATTTTTGATCTTAGAATTCAGAGTTGAGCGATACTCCTCTGAGAAAATCTCGTAATGTGAAAGAGCGTCGTCTATGAGTCGTTCGTCAATCTTCCTTAACTCTGTTGTGTAATTACTCATTAGGACCTCCTAGATCGGTGCTGTTAGACGATTCCTGCTGAGAAAAGGGGTCCATCTCAGACATAGGGTTAAGCGCCTGCATGTCAGTGGTCCCGGCTGAGTCATCGAGGTTCCACGTCACATCCACGCTAAGCCCGTACTTGGCGTTGATCCACTCGCACGCGTACTTACGCGCCTGCAAGTTAACTGCGCGCATAGCAAGCACCTGTCCGGAAGAACCGCTAGCCTCTTCGACCACCATCCTCTCTTTCTTAGAGGAATTGACGTTCATAATTCCCAGGAGGGTTAGCGCCTCATTCCAGGTCTTAACCTTTGCCTCCATCACGTTAGGCAGGTAGTCCTTATTGATCCCCGTGGAGATGGAGCCAATCTTGTCCTGCAAAGTTCCCATGCCCGTGACGGAGGAGACCTCAGCGATCATGGGGTTACCCTCAGCGAGTTGCTTATACGCGTCCATAACCGACTTGCGTTCATTGGTGTCAGCCGTCAGGAGGACGGGAACTCTCATGTGAATGAGATCAATCTCCGTGGTGGTATCAATCTCTGCCAGCCGGCGGGCATAGACACCAACGATATCGGTGTCTCCCGTCCTCAGATAGTTGTTCCAGATGGGGACACAGAGGTCAGATTTCATTGTCTTGTTGACCATGGTGTTCCCGTACACAATGAACTCTGTCGGGTTGTTGTACATGTTTGGCGTACCAAAACCGGCTCCACGCAATGCGAAGTAACGGCTGAACTCTTCGTCCCAGAAAAACACCGACAGTCCTTGGGAGAACAGAGTCATCTCAAGGAAGCGTGGGTCAATCTCCTCTGGAAGACCGGTCCAGTGATACCTATTCATGCACATTTCTGAGAGGACACGCGCGTACATTCTAGTGAGCGTCTCTTTCCTCAGTTTTCCGGGCTCCACCGCCATTTCCCGAAGGAACGGAGCGTAAATCGACTCTCCTACAAAATCAGGCCTACTCATTTTAGCGGACTCTCCTTACTGTCCCACATGATTGCTGTGTTATCTAGCGTCACGTCGCCAAGATACTCCCTATCCCGCATGGGCGAGTGCCAGACGGTCACACCCTTTTCGAGAATACCCCTGAGCGTATCAACATACATCTGAGGGCACGAGGAGGAGGTGATACGCACATCCTGACACTTCCAGTAAGAGAAGCGGTCCATGACCTGCAACCTGTCTGGAAGTTGAGAAAGGAAAAAGTCGCACGCATACCCGTACCGCTCCCAGAACTGTCCCTGCCTACGAATAACGTCCGTCGAAACCATCTTCAACTTTGCAAACACCAGCGCACCGTTCATAATCCAGTTGAACGGGTCTCCGCCGCTAGCACTAGAAACAGACGGTGGAGTGATCTGCGCATCCTTAACAGAGGCGTTGATAGATGCGATCTGCTGCTGATAATCACCCTGAGAGGCCCATTTAGCAAGATCGCGGTTAGCACTAGCATTATTGCCGGCGAGTATGTTCTGCTCACTCTGATTAGCGCGCGTTAGATTCTGGGAGATAACGTTGCTCATGTTTCGAGCGTTAATATCAATGCCCGTACTGATATCAGAGGTGATCTGCCCCTGAACATAACCGCCAAGTTGTCCGATACCGGCTGCTGGACTACTTAGAGCAGTCATAGTAGCACCCCCGATACCGGAAATAGCACGATTAGCACTGTTAACCTGCTGGTGCGCCATTTGAGCGGTATTTGCCAGCGCGGTACTCAGGTTTTGAGCGCCAAGATTGTTCTGCATAATGGCGTTACCGGTGCGAATACCCCTCATTGTCGCATCAAACGAGTTATCGGCCGCACGAGTACTCTTATCGAGACCCCATGACGCAGCAGTCCTGCTCTGAGCAATCGAGTGAGCGTGAGAGGCGTACCAAATCATGCTCTGGTCGTTAACAACGGGAACGTGTGGGAAGTTGTCAATAACCATCGCCTCGTTCACGTACTCAGTATCGGTCTTCCATCCAGTACCGACCTTATCGGTATTGTACCCGTCAACATAGGCGACAATACGTGGAGACGGTGGAAGCAAATGGAACTCTACTCGAAGGTCAACGCGTTCAGCCCAGTTAAGGTACTCAGGCGAAATCGTAAGAGTTTGCCCGTTATTGAATGACAACTCAATGTGCATGTACGGAGAGGTGTAGAACTTAAAGAAACGCTTAAGTCGCCTAAGGTTCTTACCGGTAATGGCATTTTTGTTGGCCTTAAAGAAATCGGGCAACTTTGTTGGGTGAAACCCGTATGCCACTTCAACTGTCTGAAAGTTGGAAGTGTTCGTTACACGCTTCAAACCATAACTGCCCAACTTACCACTAATAGTATCGCCGCTAACCACGCTAGCGGGGACAAAGTAGATATCTTGAATGCCCTGCGACACCCACGGAGCATTGCTCAGTTCCTTCATGATCTTAGGAAGATCGGTTAATGAGCACATATAGTACGATGCGCCAGAAATAAGAGAAATTGACTTGTTAAGTTGCGTTGCGTCTAAGTGAGGTACGGTGCTAGTCACGTTGGCGCCGGTAGCGGCGTACATTGAAGGGTTGCCGGTGGTCCCGAAATCGGCGTCGAGATTAACAGTAGAAATGATGATCGCTACATAGTCGAACTGACGGTTGAAGTCATTGACCTTCCCGGTCACGAGATTGCCGAACCAACTACGATAAATAGTCTGCCTCTCACCTAGAGAGAAACTCTCCGGTTGCTTAAGCCAATTTCGGCAGAAAGTCTTGAAACTGTCAAAGTTCCAATTATCCGTCAACTCTTTCTGAATCTGCTCAAGGCAGTGAGACCGCTCAATGTACGCCGAACGGAACTTAACGTGAGAGTGGTAAGTCTGCCAAACGTCAAGGGAAATCGTTAACTGAGTGGTTTCCGGGGCAATGTAGTCAACAGAGTGGATGAAGTAGAAGAAAGTAGTAGCACGGTTCTTCTGGGAAATGGGAAAAGAACTGTTCTGAACGATGAGGTAGTTGAACACGTTTGCTTCGCTGAACGGAATGTTAATCCTCACGGGCATGTTCTGAGCACAATATGTAAGATGGTTAATGGTGACCGTCGGAATATTCCTGTCACGATTAAGGTCCTGAATATACTTAATCGTCCTCTCAGGACTGTCAAACCAATACACGTCCCGATACATCGAATCCCACGGAACATTGCACAACGTGACCTCAGTGCCAGGACCCCACACAGAGTAGTCGAACTGTGTGCCAAATGAAGAACCATTAGGCAGTGAATTAATCGCCGCCATACCCCCGCCAAACGGAAGGGGGCACCGCCCAGGAGGACGGTGCCCATCAGTATAGGAGAGAGTCAGCCGTTAAGGCCAGCCACATTGTCCTTAGGAACAATGCTCAACTGCTGAGTCTTAGTAACGTACTTACCCGTAGCCGGGTCAATCCAAGAAACCTTGACCCGAGCAATCACCAACTGAGAACTCTCATTCGGGGACATGTAGATAAGACCGTCATTATCAATACGAGTACCCGTGTCCTTGTTACCCTCGATGGACCACTGCTCAGTGAACTCAATGTCCTCCTGGCCAGCCTTGAGTCCCGTCAGGACCGCCTCCAACTGGGCCGTTCCACCCTTGACCATGCGGGCAGACGTCTTATCCACGTTACGCACGTCCTGCTCGTTAGAGTCAATCACGAACTGAAGCCGGTCAATAGCAACAGCGGACGCAATCTCAATCGAGTCCCGAGCAGTATCGGGCGCGGTAGAGAACTTGACGATCGGCGCGAACGGAGACGCCGAGATAATCTCCCAGTGATGCAGGAAGAAGTTAGTCTGCCGAGAAATTGGGTTGAACTCACTCGTGGTCTCAAGGGACGTATCCGCGATGACGAAGAAATCTTTGGTGGTCAGGAAAGCCTGAACACCGTTCATCGCAATGTCCTCCTGACGAATCTCGATAATACGAGACGGAACATCGGCGTAAGACACGTTGAACAGAACAGCCAGCGCGTTAACGTCAAGGCCGGACTTAACCTCAGGGGTAGCAAACAGGATGAGGTCCTCAGGCTTGGCCGAGATCGGCATCTTAGCCCCGTTGAACCGGGTGGAGAGGAACTGCATGTTACCCGCCGTAGCCCGAATCTTACGCAGCAGAGAACGCGCCTGAGGTTCAGTGGAGTCCATCTTAGCAACGTCAGGAACATTGACGTTGAACATCGGGTACTTGTTGTCCATGATCCGGAAAAGAGCACTCATCATGAGGTACTCGTCCCAGTTATCCGCCGTGGTAGGGGAGGACATGATCTGCTGAGTCAACTGGTCAAGACCGGACGGGTCAAGGAAAGCGCGACGCAGAGTGTTGTCGTCAATCGTGATCTTATAGAAATCCTCACGGTCCACAGTGTGGAAAGCCGTAGCAACGTCAAGGTCAGCGCGACCAAAAATATCACGCTCAAGATAATCACGGTCATGGTTGTAGTGGTTCGCCTTGACGATACCCACCTGAATTTCCTCGATGGTGTCACCGAACTCTAGGGCTCCACGCTTGAGTTCACCAAGCGGGTTATACCAGATAGAGTTTCGTGCGTACACTAGCCCGATACGGTTAATAAGGGACTCGATGAACTCGTTCTTGTGCGGACGGAAACTAAAAATAGCGTCTGCAACGTCAGCCACATTGCCCTTGTTGGCTGCCGGGATACGCTTATGATAATCAAGAGACGCGTCATTGCGGATAGCGTTAAGAATGTTCACGTTATCCGCGTTACGAACCTTACCGTAAAACCGTCGTGCCATTACTTCTTCTCCTCGTCATCATCACTGTCAGAATCACTGTTAGAAATAAGGTCATCGAAAGTGACACCCTCGTAATCCGCTGAACCATCTTCCCCGGGCATATTAGCGGAAGCATCACTAGGGTCACTACCCGGAGATGCCATGAGCAGATCATAGTTCTTGCCCTTGAGGTCAGAGATCATCTTCTCCTTCTCCTCAAGCATGGAATTAAGATCGGTCATCTTGGAATCGAAACCGCCTGCAAAATCACTCATCTCGTTCCAGATATTGGAAAGATTATCGAGCGTATCCGAATGATCCGCCCCAAGAATCTCTCCCAAACCACTGAGAGCAGAACTAAACTTGCCCCCAATATCATCAAGAAACCCCATTGATCTTCCTTTCCGTGCACAAAAAGATATGGTGGGTACTTACGTACCCACCATATCACTGCGGAGAGAGACCAGACAGTCCTAGAGAGTGTCAGTCCACCAAGTACCGAGCGGTTTCAGCCGGTGACATCTCGGTCACTTGCCAGTACTCGCCTTGATCTCCTCCACGCCCTTAGTGACAATCTCCGTCAGAATCTCGCCAACCTCACGACGCAGGGTCCAGTGAGCATCATCGAGAGCGGCGGCAACCTCCTCGGTGACGGTGACAGTCAGGTTCTTGTGTCCAGCCTTAACGCGTGCCATGTTTTCTTCTCCTCTATCTGAGTGTGAATGTGGTGTTAGAGAGAATTACCCCGCCGGGAACTCTCTTGGGTACAAGTTTACCGTCCCAAGTTCGCGGTGTCAACATGTCCTCCAACCTGACTTGAGCCGCAATCTCTGCCGGTAGACCCGCGATGTGAACATCGTCATGGTCTCCGAACCGTTCGCAGTACTGCTTTGCGCGCAGGAACACGGCGTCATCGAACGGCTGACCGTCATGCTCAACCTTCCAGGCACCCAGTTCCGTTGGATGTAGGTACAGGTCGGGCTCATCCCTGCCCCGTAGGTGGAGGGAGTCAGTGTCGCAGTAGAGGAACCTGTCATAGTTCGCTTGCGCCGAGTTAATGAGGTCCTGACGTGCATAAGCGGTAATAAACGCGCCCATAGCGGTGTACACAGGGTTAGATTCCTCGTGGTCGCACATTGTGAGTTGAACGGTCCCGTTCTCATCGAGGTATGGACGTTTGCCGGTAACGTCGGTGTTCTTGGCAAACTTTCCGTACAACGAGTTAAGGTGTAGTTTAGCAATGGTCCTTGCCCCTCCCGTGCTGTTCGCTTTTACGGCCATCCCCTTGTCCATGTAATCGTTGAAAAGACCCCCTGGGGCCTTG